CTACTAAGCCAACGGAAAGGGGGTGAAATATTGAAATTTGCAAACTTTGTAAGCAGTTTGCTGGACCTGGCCCCGCGCGACGCTTCGGGAAACATCGTCCTGCAAGGTGCAACCGCAGAGCAGCGGCTGAATGTCGAAGAACTGGCTATTTTTTCGACCATTGACCTGATTGCTTCGGCGGCTTCCTTGTGCGAGTGGCGCACCTACCAGGCCGGAGAGCGCAAAAAGGGCGAAGACTGGTACAGCTTCAACGTGGAGCCAAACCAAAACCAAAACGCTGCGGAATTCAAGCGCCTGCTTGTGGCCCGCCTGCTGCGATTCAACGAAGCGCTGGTTTTCGAGCGCGGCGGCGCGCTGTACCTGGCCGACAGCTTCACACGAACCGAGTACGCCTTCCGCCCGTGCGTGTATACCGGCGTTACCTGCAACAATTTAACGCTTTCCTACACGCTTACGGAGCCGGACGTGTTTTATTTCCGGCTGGCAAACCAGGACGCTGCCGCGCTGCTGGCGAACCTGCGTGGCCTGTACAGCGAAGCAATGAAGGAAGCACTGGACAAGTACAAGAAGTCGGGCGGGCGCAGCGGTATACTGGAAATTTCCGGCCAGGCTCGTGGCAAAAAGACGTTTGAAACCGATCTGGACAAGCTGATGAACGAGCGATTCAAAACGTTTTTTGAAAACAAGAACGCCGTGCTTCCCCTGCTTGATGGCTTCCACTACGTCCCGCAGGACGGAGCAGCCACGCAGAAGGGCGCAAACGAAATAAGCGACTTGGACAGCCTTATCAAACAGGCCCAAGACCGCGCCTGCAACGTCTATCACGTCGCACCCAGCCTGCTGCGCGGCGAAGTCACAAACATTGACGAAGCTATCCGCAGCACGCTGTCCTTCGGCGTAAAGCCGCCGCTGCGGCTGATTGAAACTGAAATCAACCGAAAAGCCTACGGCAAGGACGTGCTGAACGGCTGGAAGATGATGGTTGACACTACGCACATTCGCCTTGTGGACGTTTTCGACGCGGCGGCGCAGGCCGACAAGCTGGTGCAGGACGCGCTTTATAGCGTCAACGAACTGCGCGAAAAGTTTGAAGACGACCCGATCCCCGAAAGGTGGGCAAGCGAATACAACCGCACCAAAAATATGGAAAAAGTACAGCCGCAGGCTGCGGCACCGAAAGGAGGTGAGAAGTAAAAAATGAGAATCGGAATGGAAGCAGTTATGCAGGCCGGAACGACTGGGAAGGCGTTCAATTTTTGGCTGGTGGACACTATCGCCCCCGACCAAAAAACGCGGAACTGGTACACCGGCGAGGAAACCACCGTGGAAAGCAAGACAAGCCAGCGCTACTTCGTCGATAACCTGAACGGCGCGGCGGCTGGCGACACCGTGAACCTGTATATCAACAGTGTGGGCGGAAGCGTAAAGGAAGCGCTGGGAATTTACAGCACCCTGCGCCGCTGCCCCGCCACTGTAGTGGCATACATTGACGGATACGCCGCTTCTGCGGCTTCTGTCATTGCTATGGCGGCGGACAAAATTATCATGCCGCGCAATACTTGCATGATGGTACACAACGCCGCCGGTCCGGCCTACGGCAACGCAACACAGCTGCGCAAGGCTGCCGACGACATGGAAGTTATCAACCTGGCGGCAATTCAATCCTACATGAACAAGGCGGGCGACAAGCTGCCCGCCGACAAACTGGCGGAACTGCTGAACGCGGAAACCTGGCTGACTGCCGAAGACTGCATAGAGTACGGCCTGGCCGACGAATACGCCGACACGGACGCAGACCTTGACGAAGCAATTCGGCAATACCGCGCCGCGATGGAAGCCGCCCCGCAAATGCAGCTTGAAAAGGCAATGCCCAGTTTCATGCCTGCCGCCAAAGCCCCCGAAACCGCCCCGCCGCCCCCGGCGGAACCTTCCCACGCTTCCCCGGCGGAAGCCGCCGAAGGGAAAAAGACCAGCGCAATTTTTATGCTGCTGGAATCCATGACAAAGGAGTAAAACAACAATGAGAAGCAAAGATCTTATCGCAAACGCCAAGAAGGCGAACGCTGCGACGCTGGCCGCCGCCTTCCAGACCGGCGACGAAACCAAAATGACCGAGGCCCTGGCGACCTTCTGCGGCGACATCGAGGAAGCCGTTCTGCAGCAGGCCCAGCAGGAAGCCGACGAACGCAACCAGGACACTGCCATCATGGCCGCCCGTGGCGTTCATGTGCTTACCAGCGCGGAAATGAACTATTACACCGAACTGGGCAAGTGTGTCAAGTCGGGCGATCCCAAGATGGCCATTACCAACTTCAAGGTTGCCATGCCCGAAACTGTGATCGACGGCGTTATCGGCACCATCAAGAAGGAACACCCCCTGTTGGACCGTATCAGCTTCGTGAACACCAGCTACCTGACCCGCTTCGTCGTCAATGCCGCCCCCGCTTCCGCTGCGACATGGGGCAACATCACCGACAAAATCAGCAAGGAACTGACCGGCGCGCTGAAAGACTTCAACATGACCCTGCTGAAGCTGTCCGTGTTTATGTGTATCAGCCAGGACCTTGTTGATCTGGGGCCGCAGTACCTTGACCAGTACGTCCGCGAGAGCCTGTCGGAAAGCATTGCAATGGCCCTGGAAAGCGCCATTGTGGACGGCGACGGCAACGGAAAGCCCATCGGCATGACCCGCGATATTTCCGACACCGCCAGCGTCGTGGGCGGCGCTTACCCGCGTATGACCGCCGTCAAGCTGGACAAGCTGGACCCCGCGCCCCTGGGCAACATCGTGGCGAAGCTGGCCCGCGACCCTGTGGACGCTACCAAGGCCCGCGCCATCGACCCCGGCGACCTGATCTTCCTGTGCAACCCGTTTGACTACTGGCAGAAGATTATGCCCGCTACTTCCTTCCGCCGCCCCGACGGCACCTGGGCGCACGACATTCTGCCCATTCCCGCAGAGACCATGCAGACCGCCGCCCTGGAAAGCGGCAAGGCCGTGCTGGGCATTGCGTCCCGCTACTTCGCGGGCCTGGGCGCAACCAGCAAGGACGGCACCATCGTGCAGGACGACAGCGTGCGTTTCTTTGAGGACGAGCGCGCCTACAAAGCAAAGTTGCAGGGCAACGCCCGCCCCTTGGACGCTTACGCCTTCGTCCTGCTGGACATTTCCGCCCTTGACACCAACCCCGCCACGCTGGTGCAGGTCGTCGCCCCTGTCGTAACCAAAGCAGAAAGCTGATAACGCGGAGGGCCTACCATGAACGAAACAGCGGAGACCGCAGCGCAGGTAAGCGACCAGCTGTACCAGGCTGTACTTAACCGCATGAACATAACGTGGGAGCCTGACGAAAAAACCGAACGCAACACAAAAAACGCCATAGAAGAAGCCATGGACTACCTGCGAGATACTGCCGGAAGCCCAGGGCTTTCGTTTGAAATCGGGGAACTTCGCCAGCTGCTTATAACGGCGGCCTGGTACTTTGTGAATAGCAAACGCGCCGACTTCATCGAAGAATACAGCGGCGAATTAAATATGCTTCGGTTTCGGGAGGGCTTCGGCTGTGGCAAAGAATAAAATCAAATTTGAAACTTTTCTTGATGGGCTTTGCAGTGTGTGGCGGCTTGACGACAAGCAGCGGCCTGTCCCGGTAATCAAAAATATGCGCTTCCAAGACCGCATTATCGGCACCCGGCGGAACTACGAAGCGGAACAGGCAGGCCACAAGGTTGAACGCCTTATCCGTATACCGCGCGCCGACCAGGTGGAGCGTGGCGCTTTTGTAGTTATCAGCGGAAAACAGTACGGCATTGCGCAAACGCAGATCATCAAGGACACGCTGCCCGAATGTACGGACCTGACCCTGGAGCAGCCGGAACTTCTGCTCGACTTCGACGACACGGAGGTGGGCGGCGGTGGCCGATTTTGATTTTTCGGCGGCACTTACCGCGACGCTAAGGACATACGCCAACGGCGTGGCCGAAGCCGTGGACGAAGCTGCCGAGAAGTGCGCAAAGGGACTTGCCAAGGAACTGCGCGGCACCGCCCCGAAGCGGACGGGCGCATACGCAAAAGACTGGACTTCCAAGCAGACGGGCGCGAACGCACGCGGCGCGAAGACGTACACCGTGTACAACAAAGCCCATTACCAGCTTACACACCTTTTGCAGAATGGCCACAAAGGCCCTGCCCCTGCCCCGGCCTACCCGCACATTGACCGCCCGGCGGAAAAGTGGCAGCAAGAATTCGTTACCGAGTGCGAGGAAGCGACCAAATGAAAAGAAGCACCATACTTGCCCGGCTTGCTGAAACCGGGATCCGGCAGGAAGCGGAAAAGGTTGTGCCAGCGAACGGCGCACCTGTGCCGCTTCCCTATCACGTTGTCCGCGCGGACGAAGTGGAAGACGGCGACGACCTGGGCCGCGTGAGAATTAAAACGCTTACCTGGGCCGTTGCCCTTTTTACAAAAAACAAAGACTTTGCACTTGAACGCAAAATCCTGGCCGCCCTGCAAGGCTGCGGCCCCGTGAACGTAGACCACTTCCCCGACGGCACCCCCTATCAAACACTTTTTTCATTCACAACGAGAGAGGTACACACATGAAAGAGATCGACAACAGCGAAAATATTATCCTGGGCAGCGGCGACCTGTATATCGTCGAGTTTAACGACGCTGTGCCCGAAGACGCAACCATCGAGATCGACGACAACCGCGCGGGCAACATCAAGGGCGGCGCAACGCTGGAATACACAGCGACCAGCCAGACCGTGAAGGACGACAAGGGCCGCGTTTCTAAAACCATTGTCACCGAGGAAGACGTTAAACTCAAAACCGGCCTTATCACCTGGTCCCCCGCCTACCTGCAGGCGCTTATCGAAACCGCCCGCGTGACCGAGACCGGGAAAAGCGGCCAGCACAAGCACCGCACTTACAAGCTGGGCGGCCTTGCCAACAAGACCGGCAAGCGCTACCTGTACCGCTTCGTCCACACCCGCGACGACGGGCGCAAGCTGCGCATTACCGTGACGGGCAAGAACAGCGGCACCATCAGCATTGCCTTCCAGAATGACAACCCCACGCAGGTGGACGCAGAGGTGACCGCGCAGAGCCTGGACAGCGATGGCACCCTGGTTATCATGGACGACGAACTGACCGAGAACGCAACCTAACGGAGAGGGGGCAAAAGCGTGTTTGTACTTTCGGGCGTCAAAAAACGCTACTATGAATTCCAGGCACCTGACAACAAACAGGTGCTTCACATTGAGCCGCCGAAACTGAAAACCCTTAACCGCATGAACGACCTGTCCCGCCCCGATTCTACGCCGAAGGAAGCGGCGGAAGTCGTGGCCCGCGTTATCGCCAAAAACAAGGAACACCGCAAAATTACTGCGGACACGGTTATGGAGTGGATGGACATGGACCAGCTGGCCGGTTTCGTTCTGGATTTTGTCAGCTGGCTTTCTAACGAAAAGAAGAACGACCCAAACTAACGCCCCCCTCTTACCCAGAAACGGACGGAGAGGGGGTGCCGTTTGCGCTGTGCAGCGCAAGCGAAAAGCTGGTTTCCGAATACGCGGGCATTCCTCTGCCTGCCGTCTATGACCTGGACATTATTACATTCTGGGCGCTTCTGCGCGACGGTGTGATATACAACCGGGCGCAGACGGAAACGGGCAGGAAATGGCTGCGCAATGCGTGGAGAATCACACAGACGGAGCCGGAGACCGAAAAACTGAAAGCAAAATACGGAGAAAGGGGGAATTGACGATGGCGGCCAAAACACTAAAGGGAATTACCGTTGAAATCAACGGCAAAACAACCGGCCTTGCAAACGCCCTAAAGGACGTTACCAAGACTTCCACGGCCCTGTCCAGCAACTTGAAGGAAATCAACAAGGCGCTGAAACTGGATCCCGGAAACACCGAACTGCTGAACGAAAAGCAGAAAATCCTTTCCGAAAGCGTAGCCGCCGCGCGCAAGGAATTGGAAACCCTGGAAGGCGTACAGAAACAGGTTTCGGACCAGTACGCCAACGGCGACATTGACCGGGGCGCGTGGCTGGAATATCAAAACAAACTGCAAAAAGCCAAGCAGCACCTTGAAGACCTGGAAAAAGCGCAGAAAGACTTCGGCACCGCTGCCGCCCAGGCCATAAAGGAAGCTGGCGCGAAAATCGAGGAATACGGCGGCAAGGTAGAGGGAGTCGGGAAAAAGCTCATGCCCGTTTCCGGCGTGGCCGCAGCGACGGGCACAGCGCTTACAAAAATGGCCTGGGACTTTGAAGACGGGATGGCCAAAGTTTCGACCATTGCAGACACCACGGAAGTGCCTATTTCCGACCTTGAAAAGCAAATCAAGCAGTTGTCCGACAGCACAGGCGTGGAAGCCGGAGAAATTGCGGAGAACGTATACAACGCAATCAGCGCCGGGCAAAAGACCGGCGACGCTGTAAACTTTGTATCGAAGGCAACAGACCTTGCAAGGGCCGGCTTTGCAGAGACAGGCGACGCGCTGGACGTTCTGTCCACGATTATGAACGCATACGGGCTGGAAGCATCGGAAGTCGACAAGGTTTCTAACGACCTTATCATGACGCAAAACCTGGGCAAAACCACGGTTGCCGAACTTTCCAGCAGCATGGGCAAGGTTATCCCGACAGCGAAAAGCACAGGCGTAAACCTGGACGAATTGTGCGGAGCCTATGCGGTAATGACTTCTAACGGCGTTGCTACAGCTGAAACCACAACATACTTGAACAGTATGCTTAACGAATTGGGGAAGCAAGGCTCTACTGCGGCGAATGCGTTTGCGGCAGGAACGGAACACATCAAAGAAGGCGGCCTGACAATGGCCGAAGCGATGGAACAGGGCTGGTCTTTGTCCGACGTTCTAAGCGTTCTTGATGAACAGGCCGCCGCAAGCGGCACAAGCATAAACAATATGTTTTCCAGTGCCGAAGCCGGAAAAGCCGCGAACATTTTGTGGGACAATGCCGAAAAATTCAACGGCGCAGTTGAAGAAATTCAAGGGAGCACAACGGCCACAAGCGACGCACTGGGAAACCTGGAAACCAGCGGCCACAAAACCGAGGTTGCAATAAACCAAATCAAAAACGCGGGGCTTGAATTCGGGCAAACAATCAGCGCAATGCTGGCCCCCGCCCTTCAAAAGCTGGCCGAATATATCCGAAACGCGAAGGAAAAGCTGGACGGAATGGACGACGGCCAAAAGCAAGCCATTGTTACCATTGGTCTGATTGTGGCTGCAATCGGTCCGGCCCTTGTGATTATCGGCAAGGTAATTACAGCTGTGGGAACCGTTGCCACGGGCGTGGGCAGCCTTGTGGGCTTTGTGGGTGGCACGGTTGTGCCGCTTATTACAGGCACCATAATGCCCGCGCTGTCGGGCCTGTGGGCGCTTATGCTGGCAAATCCTATATCTATTGTTATTGCAGCCATTGCGGCCATTGTGGCCGCGTTTGTGCTGCTGTGGAACAAGTGCGAAGGTTTCCGCAATTTTTGGATTAACCTTTTTTCTTCCGTCAAAAGCACGGTTGTGGACGCGAAAAACAACGTTCTTTCCACCTTCGACGGAATCAAAAATGGAATTTCAAGCCGCATTGAGGGCGCGAAAAACAGCGTACACAATGCCATTGAAAACATTAAAGGCTTTTTCAATTTTAGCTGGTCCTTGCCACACCTGCAACTTCCGCACCCGTATATTTCCGGGCGCTTTTCCCTAAACCCGCCCAGTGTGCCCAGCTTCGGTATTAACTGGTACAAAGAGGGCGGCATTTTGTCCGGCGCGCAGATTTTCGGGCAGATGGGGGGCAATCTTTTGGGCGGTGGCGAAGCGGGCCAGGAAGCCGTTCTGCCGTTGTCCGATTTTTACAGCCATCTGGACGGGATTCTGTCGCGGTACATGAACAACACGGCCAGCGGCCTGGTTATCCAGCTGAACATTGAACGCTTCGAGAACGGCGGATCCGAAGACATTAAGGAAATCGCCCGCCGCGTGGGCATTGAGGTGCGCCGCGAAGTGGAAAAGAAACGGGGGGCTTTTGAGTGATTAACACGTTCTATCTGGACGAAGAAAGCGCCGAAGCCTACGGCCTTATAATGCTGGCCCCGCCTGACCACGTTGTCGCGGAAAGGGACATCGAGCGCAAGGAAGTGCCCGGACGTTCGGGGGACGTGATTATCGACAACGGTAGGTATAAAAACGTAACTGTAAAATACAGCTGCGCGATTCTGCCGGAAGACGGCGTCCCCTACCGCACTACGGTTGCGCGGGCTGTCCAGTTTTTGAAATCCGGCCCCACGTACAAACAGCTGCGCAACACCTACGACCCAGACCGCTTCCGCGAAGCACGGGTGCAGGGCAGCTATTCGGTGGAAAGCATTGTCGAACAGGCTGGAAAGCTGGAAATTGCATTTGACTGCAAACCGCAGTTTTGGCTTGCGTCCGGCCTTGAAACGCTGGACTTGCGCGAAAGCACAACCCTGCTGAACCCGACCAACCAACCAGCGAAGCCCATTATTACCGTTTACGGCACCGGCCCCGGCGTTCTGACTGTGGGCGGAACACAATGCCGTATTTTGGAACTGGCGGACTATATAACGCTTGACTGTGAAAACGAAACGGCCCGGCGGGAAACCGCAAACAAAAACAGCGCTGTTTCCGTGGCCGAATTTCCCACGCTGGAAGGCAGCGCGGGCGTTTCGTGGGAAGGCGGAATTGACCGCGTAGAAATAGAACCGAGGTGGTGGACCCTGTGAAGCCGAGACTGTACCCCGAAAACGAAACCAACTTCGAAAGCAACGGCCTGGGGCCGCTGTCCGACGCGCTGGCCTGCACCGTCGAGGAAAACCGAAACGGCGCGTTTGAACTGTCGATGGAATACCCGGTCACGGGCGTGCTGTTCGACGAACTGAAACACGGCAGCATTATTTTTGTCCCGCCGAACGACAGCAGCGAACCGCAACCCTTCCGCGTGTACGGTAAAAGCACCCCGCTTTCGGGCGTTGTGACCGTGCGCGCCAAGCACATAAGTTACCAGCTGTCGCACATCCCCGTTTCGCCGTTTACGGCAGGCAGCTGCGCGGCGGCCCTGCAAGGGCTTAAAACCAACGCCGTGGAGCCGTGCCCCTTCGACTTCTGGACTGACAAGGAAACCGTTGCAACCTTCACCGTAACGGAACCGGCGTCGGCGCGTTCCCTGCTGGGCGGCGTGGCCGGGTCTGTGCTGGACGTGTACGGCGGCGAATATGAATTTGACCGCTACAAGGTGAAGCTGCACAAGGCACGCGGAACCGACAGCGGGGTGGTTATCGCCTACGGCAAAAACCTGGTTGACATCGACCAAGAAGAAAGCATCGAAAACACGATAACGGGGGTTTACCCCTATTACAAGGACACCGACGGCAACGTGCTGGAATTGCCGGAAAAAGTGGTTTCCAGCGCGTCGGCGCAGAACTTCCCCTACCCGCGAACGGTCCCGCTGGACTGTTCGCAAGAGTGGCAGGAAACACCGAGCGTCGAACAGCTGCGCGCCTATGCTTCGGCCTACGTCGAAAAAGAAGGCATAGGCGTGCCGTCCGTATCGCTGAAAGTGTCTTTTGTTCCCCTGTGGCAGACCGAGGAATACAAAGCCATTGCCCCGGCGGAACGCCTTAACCTGTGCGATATTGCAACGGTGCGTTTTGAAAAGTTGGGCGTAAATGCGCGGGCCAAGGTTGTGCAAACCGTTTACGACGTGCTGGCCGGGCGCTATGAAAGCGTTACGCTGGGCGAAGCAAGCACCAATCTGGCGGACACCATCGTGGCCCAGGACAAGGCCATAAATGCGAAGGCCGACACCAGCGACCTGGAAGCCGCTGCGGCCAGCGCTTCGGCCTGGATAACCGGCAACAAGGGCGGCTATGTTGTTTTGCGGCGCAATGCCGACGGCCAGCCTTATGAGCTGCTTATCATGGACAAGCCGACCATTGAGGAAGCAACGAAAGTGTGGCGCTTCAACAAGTCGGGCCTGGGTTATTCGTCAACGGGCTATAATGGCACCTACGGCCTGGCAATGACCCAGGACGGGCAAATCGTTGCCGACTACATCACAACCGGCACGCTGTCGGCCAATCTGCTGCGCGCGGGCGTGCTGCAAGACAAAACAGGGAAGGTTTTCAAGCTGGACCTGGACGCGGGCACACTGGACGCGAATTTCACCAGCCTGCAAGTTTCCGGCAAGACCCCGGAACAGATTGCGGCGGAACAGGCCAAGGAAGCCGCAGCGGCGGCAGAGAAGGCCGCCAAGGAAGCCGCAGCAGCAGACCTAAAAGAATACCAGGCCGCCGTTGAAAAGACCGTGCAGGACTTGCAGGGCCAAATTGACGGCAATATTACAACCTGGTTTTACCCCTATGCACCGACGGCAGAAAACAAACCAGCAAGCGACTGGACGACGGAAACGGAACGGGAAGCCCATGCGGGCGATCTGTTCTACAATACCGACCAGGCCAGCGGCAAAGCATACCGCTGGGCCATTGTGGGCGACGTTTGGCAATGGCTGTTGCTGGAAGATACCGACGTCGCAAAAGCCCTTGCAAATGCCAAGACCGCCCAGGACACCGCCGACGGCAAGCGCCGCACCTTCATTTCCACGCCCGTGCCCCCGTATGACGTGGGCGACCTGTGGGCGCAGGGAAAGGACGGCGCACTGCTGGCCTGCATCAAGAAAAAGACCGGCAGCCAACTGTACAGCGCGGACGACTGGACGGACGCGGCCAACTACACCAAAGCCGCCGAAGCAATGCTGAAGGACTACGCCGACACCGTAAACGAACAGCTGGAAGGACTGGGCCAGCAGATTGACGGGAAAACGGAAACCTGGTTTTACCCCTACGACCCTACGGCAAAGAACGAACCCGCAAGCGGTTGGAAAACAGAGGAAGACCGCAAGGCCCACGAAGGCGATCTGTTCTACAACACCGCCCCGGCCAGCGGCAAAGCATACCGCTGGGCAAAGGACGGCGACGCATGGGCCTGGGCGCTTCTGCAAGACGCGGACGTGTCCGCAGCCCTTGCAGCGGCCAAGCAGGCCAAGGACACCGCCGACGGCAAGCGCCGCACCTTCATTTCCACGCCTGCGCCCCCGTATGACGTGGGCGACCTATGGACACAAGGCGACGCGGGCGAACTGCTGGTGTGTACAACTGCCAAGGCCAGCGGCGCAGCATTTGCCGCAAGCGACTGGGCAAGCGCGGCAGACTACACGGCACAGGCCGCCGAAGCCGGGCGGAACCTGATTTCTAATTCGGCGTATATCGGCGTAACTTCGACGTATACAGGATTCGACTTTACGGGAAACCGGGTAAAAATAACACTGACCGACGGAAACAGCACGCGCAACGTAACAAGGCAGCTGACCGAGTACGGAATCCAAAGCCTGCGAAACAGGAAAATAACGGTTTCCTATGACTACAAAATTACCGAAGCGATAACTTACGCAGAGAACTACAGCGGCACGCCTGGCGGCCTGGGCCGCCTTGAAATCACTTTCGCGGACGGAACAAAGCAATATATTGGAGCACCGTGCAACGACTTCAAGGCCCTGGGAACGGCGGCAATGGACGACTTCGCCCGCGTTACCGCAACCGCAACCGTGCAGGACAAGGAAGTAACGGCGGCTATTTTCAAGGTGTTTTTTCAAGGCGCAACCGGCGCAATCATTTACAAAAGCCCAAAGGTTGAACTGGGCGGAATCGCAACCGCCTGGACCCCTGCCCCGGAAGACACCACCCTGGCCGCCACTGCCCCGGCGCTTACACAGCAGGAAGTTTTTAACCGGCTGACAAACAACGGGCAGCTGCAAGGGCTGTACATGAGTGACGGCAAGCTGTACATCAATGCGCAGTATATCGCTGCCGGAAGAATTGCCAGCGTTGACGGGAAAAGCTATTTTGACCTTAACACAGGAAATGCCGTGCTGCGCGGATCCTTTTCCACCCTTGAACGGACGAATTCGACGGGAACATACCGCGTTTTCCTCGATTCGGGAAATATCGCTTGCCAAAAGAAGAACGGCGATAACTGGGACAGCATAGGCTTCCTGTCCTGGAACTACGGCATAAGCCCCCCGGAAACCTGGATAAAAGCGTCGCGCGTTGACGTACTAAATTCTTTGGACACCCCTGCGGTATGGCTGAGTGGCACAGGATACGGAAAGACTTTGTATGCAGAAGGCGGGCTGCGAAGGCTGGACGTTGACAACATAAACGGCTACAAAGTGCAGTGGTATTGGGATTCTGCAATTTCTAAATGGGTCCTTGGCGCAAACGCTTAAAAGGTGGTGAGAAAATGGAAGAACAGCAGATCCTTCAAAAAATAAACCTTGATTTTGCGCGGGCCGGAATCCCGCCGCGCGTCTTTGCAAAGCAAGGTGACAACAATATGCGCGTTGTGGCCGTGTCGCTGTATAACGACGGGAAAGCCTATAAGGTCCCCGCTGGTTATACCGTGAACGTGAGCGCCAAAAAGCCGGACGGCAAAAGCGTGTACAACCCCGCCACGGAAGTGGCCGGGAACGTCGCTTATATCACCCTAACCCAGCAAATACTTGCCGTGCATGGCATAGTTTCGGCGGAAATTGAGGTGGTGCGCGGGCCTGACACTCTGAAAACGGAAAAGTGGCAAATCAATGTTGAAGAATGCGCGAACCCGGAAAACCAGGTTGAAAGCACCGACGAATACAAGACCATACAGCAGCTTCTTGCCGAAACCGAAGCGGCCAAGGCTGCGGCGGCCACGTCTGCAAGCGCTGCGGCCAAGAGCGCGCAGGAAGCCAAGGACGCGGCGGCGCAGGCGGCAGCGGACGCGAAAAAGGTTATTGACGAAGGCGTAAACGACAAGCTGCAACAAATGCAGAAAATTCAAACCGACGTAACCGCCAAAGCCAACAAGGTAAGCACCGACGCGGCCAAAGTGGAAGGGTACGCCAAAGCTGCGCAATACCTTATCGGCTACAACAAAAAGAATATTTTAACCGTTTTCCTCTATGAGGAATAACAGAAAGGACAGAACTATGGGACTTACTGAATACGGGCACATTGCAACCGAGGAAACCCAGCTGCGCGTTGCCGACCTGCTGCAAGCAATCGCAGCGGGAAGCGCTGGCCCGGAATACACCGACGCAACCTTCAAGGCCCTGCTGGACGACACGAACACAACGGAGATTTTTTCCGCCTGGTGGCCGCTGTCCGCAGCATCGAACGACAGCAAATACAAGCGCCTGCTGCGCTTCTTTACCATGCTGCAAACCGACAAAACCTACACCGTGAAATTTCCCAGCCCTGCCGTGTCCACAAACCCGGCGGGCACCCCGGCGGACGATCTGGCAGGAAAGAGCGCGGCAGCCTTGGCAACCGACAGCACAAACCCGGAAGACTGGGCGGCGGAAGACCGCATGAGCTGGTATATTCGCGCCAACGCTGTGAGCCTGGCAGACGGAACTATGGACGTTCTTGCCATTGAGGGCGAAGAAGAATTTG